GATGGTACTGCGTTGGAAGAACCAGCACCATTATTGCCAGTAACAGCACCAACTACGTTTTTAATTAATGATTGGATGGTACTCATTGAACCACCCATCAGATCCCACGCTGAATCTGATTTTGGTGGTTGTCCTGCACTATTGACACCTTCTGACTTTAACAGATAATCATCACCATCATTAAGATAGTTTGTTCCAATTTTAGTATCTTGTGGAACACCACCAATTGTACCAAGCATAATTGGCTGTTGTTTTTCCTCATCGCGGAACATGATGATAACCCATGTTCCCTCAACTGGTCCAGTTGGGGAGTGACCAATACCATTCATCGCAGCTGAAGTGACAGGTTGCATCGGGAAAGCCCAAGGCAATAATTCTGATGGTAAATCTTTCTTGTTTTCAGAGTGTAAACCAACAACACGCACTTGGCATCTACCAAGACATGCTGGGTCGTTTCTGTTTTCAACAACACCAGTATATAATATCATTCAGAACCTTCTTTTGTTAAATCAATAATTAGAGAATCTTTGTAGATTGTCATATGTATTTCGTGCTTTTCTCTATTTAAGTTATGACACAATGCGCCAATTAAGTAACGACCAGAGAATGTTTTATCCATAATCTGTTCTTCCGTATCTTTCGCACCAATTGGCGTTGGTCTGTAAAATACAACTTCAATAACATCACCAACACATAAATTACTTCTTCCTGGAACAGTAATGTCAATACAGAAAGCATTTAGTTCAGCCATGCTCATTGTATTTTTCAAATACCAATTTTTCATTCTATCGGTTTTGAAATTACTAAAGGTTTCTAATGCTCTTGGTTGTGTGTCTAAGAAACCAAATGTCTTAGCTGGTATTGCTTTTGTTGAAAGTGGATATGGATTTAAGTGATTGTGTTTTGGAAATTCTTCTTGATAATCTAGAGTTTGGATGTTATATGTTTTTGTAAAAATCTCGTGCGTAATCAATCTGGATTTATACATACCAGATTGGATTCTTGTTAGATAATCGTATGCAGTTTTAATTTCGAAGGTTGTTATTCTACCCAGTGCATCACCAAGATCTCTTTGCGAACCACCACCACCACCTTTAGATGGATCTCTTGTATTGTTATCGTATACGAATTGCGCCTTTGGTGCTTGTTCTAAAAATGTTTCAATAGAAACAAAATAGAATCCTCTATTGTTTTCGAAGAATAGAAAGTTAGCACCACCTGTTTGTTTAGAGATAGCACGTTTTGTTAGAAAATTTAAATTAGTAAATGGTGACCAATAATTAGATACCCAAGCGCAGGTATTCTTAGTCTCCTCAACTGTTAATCGTTTCTCTGACTGTAGTTCTTTCTTAAAGATAACTTTAACATTGTCGTCAATGTTTCCAGTATAACCTTTGCCAATTTTATTATTAACATCTCTTACTGTTTCGAAAGAAACAAAATGTAGAGTATATTGTATAGCACGCTCTGCTGTATATTTTCGATCAGTCATTTTGTAAATATAAAACTCTTGTTCGAAAAGACCATCGTCATCTGATGTTCCTGCTGTTTGAAACGATATTAACAGCTTCTCTTCACCGATCATTGGTAGTAAGTTTATCAAGTCTTGCGCATCATTTAATGTTAAATTTCCAGACATTGTCGGAGAATATATGTCTTCAAAAATATTTATGTCTACAACAAAATTAAATACATCATATATTTCACCACGTGCGCTACCAATCTTAACATCTCTAAGATTAAAGTCACCAGCAAATTTTAATTGTTCTTCTTGATTCATTAATTAGCCTTCAATGCTTCTCTGAATGATCTCATTACTTCACCAAGAATATCAGCTGGAATCATTTTTATTCTTCGTTTACTTTCGTTCACGCTTATTTCATAATCAGAATTCGTTATGGGTGTAGCGTCAGCAACACCAAGCGGATTAACGTAATCTGACATTACCACATCACCATTAGCAGTGACATAGTGTTTAATGTTTTCTTTGTTTGCTCCATACTTAGCGTCAATATACGCTTCTAAAGTAACTGTTGTCATTGGAAAATCTTCAATATAATCATATCGTTCATTTGTTAACATAATAACCCAATGATAGTATGGCGAACCATAAAAACTTTCAGAAATCATTTCTGGTGTTTCGCCATCACGAATGTCGTAATCTTGGTAATATAAAATATTTTTTAAAATATCTGACTTCACCCTTACGTTTGTAATGATATCAGATATAAGATATTCCATTGGCTCTTCGCCAAGTTGTGAAAAATCTACAACTTCTGTTCGAAAGTATTTGAAATATGACATATTAGAATGATGGTAACTTTGGATTTTCGAAATTATAATCGCCAGAACCTTGCTGTCCATTTGGCGACTGCCCTAAGAATCTCTCTTTAGTCAATGTTTCAAGTTCAAGGAATGTCATGTTTACATTTATTTGTGTTGGAAATCCATCAACGTGTGTTGCGAATTGACCATTAGGAGAATAGTTTACTTGCATATCTGTAAGAACGCAAGTAGAAATTTTATTAAGATGCGGATGTTCTTTATCACCAAAGTAATACACAATGTCAAACTCTGACGGAAACAAGTACAACATTTTATTTACGTTGTTTTGAAATTCTGGATGCATGTAAAATTTGAATGTATTGATAATACGCTTCACGTTGTCTGCTTCTTTTGGTGATCTTGGTGCGAACTGATAGTTCATTGTGAAACGACGGAACTCCATAGATTTAAACAGTTGTTCTTTGCGTGGGTTTGGTACTGCTTTATATAATGCTGATAACATATTTCTGGCAGGATTTAATTCCATACCCTTGGCAGCTGCTCCTGCTGCGCCAGCACGCTCATTGCTGACATTCGCATTTGTTGCTGCTTCAGCAGCTGCACCAAAAATTGCACCCAATTCTTCCTCACCATAGGTAGCACGATAACCAACTGTTACTTCGTTTGGTACATGTAAAGCAATGGCAGACTTCAAACGCTTCATACTCTTGGTTGCTTTTAATCCTGGATTTGCTAATTCTAAAACTGCACCATATCCAACTGCTGCAGCTGCACCAAGACCACCAGTAATTGCACCTCTAGCAGCACCCCCTGCTGCTGATCCAAGAGTTCCAGCAACAAATCTCGCAGCACCACCAACACCACCAGCTAAATTTTGTACGTTTGCCGTTGCACCATTTGAGAGTCCCTGCGCACCACCCAATACTGCACCGACTGCTAAGCCACCTATACCTGCTGCTGCTGCCCCATTCTTGATACTTGCGTTTTTACCTTGTACTGTGTTTTGATCACTCTTGTCTACATCACCAACAATACCAACTTTGTTGTCAGTAAACACACGTGACTGTTCAGATACGTTGATATAGAACACAACATAGTTTAAATATTTCTGATTGAAGAACTGGTTGCCGTTTGCTGATACTTGGCTCGAAGCAGCTCCACCAAAAAGATCGATAGGATACTGTAAATTATCAACTTTATATTTACTCTTATCCAGAGTTGATTCTCTGTTAATTCCTGCTGAGGATGTTCCAGGTGCGTTATTTACTGTTGCCATATTCTTCCTAAATAAGGAGTGGTTATTATTTAATATATTTATTCATGTTTCACAAGGGAAAATTCAAACCAAAGAATCCAGCGAAATATAATGGAGATCCAACAAATATCATCTACAGAAGTAGTTGGGAACTCCGTTTTATGATATGGGCTGACGAAAAGCCGAGCGTAGTTAAATGGCGTTCGGAGGAAACAGTCATACCGTATTTGTCTCCAGTTGATAACAAATACCATAGATACTTTGTAGACTTCCAAGTTCAGATACGTAGAAAAGATAATAGTCTGTTTACCTACCTGATAGAGATTAAACCAGAAGCGCAAACAAGACCACCTGCAGTTCAGAGACGTGTTACCAAAAAGTATATAACTGAAGTAATGACATGGGGTAAAAATGAAGCAAAATGGAAAGCAGCCGATAACTACGCTAAAGATCGTGGTTGGGAATTTTTAATTCTAACAGAGAAGCATCTGGGCATAACATCTGATTGGTATAAGAATAAATAGATATATGGTTACAAAAAACAAAAACTTAGAGTCTGTCTTCAATGATAGCGCATATGACATGACTGCAGTTAGAAAGTCGCAGTCATGGTTCACATCAGAAATTAAAAAACTTGGAACAACAACACCACAAAAAGTGTTGAGAGATGGGCAATTAGTCTCTACTTTGGTGCCAGGAAATATGTATTTGTTTTACTACGATCCAAAACATAAAGACACGTTACCATACTATGATAGATTCCCACTGGTTCTTCCATTTAGGAAAGCCAAGGGTGGGTTCTATGGTTTGAACTTTCATTATCTACCACCAATTCTGCGTGTAAAGTTATTAGATAGATTAATGATGTTCTCAACAACAAAAACTTTGACTGAACAAACAAGACTCAGATTCAAATACCAACTTATCGCTGGAAGTTCCAAGTTTCAATGGGCACAACCTTGCGTCAAGATGTATTTAAATAGTCACGTTCAGAGTAGGTTTGTTATGGTCGACCCAAAAGATTGGGTGACTGCTATGATGCTCCCAGTTGAGAGATTTGTAAATGCAAACAAAGACTCCGTATGGAGAGACTCAAGAAGGACATTCATGTAAATGGCTACGCTAAATCAATTCATATCACAAGTAAAATCTACTGGTCTTGCCAGAGATAACAAATATTTAGTATCAATCACACCACCAAGAGCTTTAGTTGGAGGCGGACCAAGAGATGCTATGCTACGTTTGTTGTGTCAGAGTGTATCAATGCCAGGACTTAATTATGTATCTAATCCTGTATTAACATATGGTGAACAAAGAGAAGTAATTTACAATAGGCAATATGATCCAGTTTCTTTAGAATTTGTTCTAGATGGTAGGATGGATATCAAAAGATACTTTGACTCATGGCAACAATTAATGATTGATCCAGTATCAAGAATGGTAAATTATTACG